TTGCGCCTACAATAACATTTAAGCCAGGATGAAAATCAATATGGACATCTTCATAACTTCTAAAATTTTTTATTGAAATTGAATCAATCATTTGTTTTCTCTAAAATCCTTTAATCTATTATAAGATTTTTTTAATTTATTAAATATTTTTTATCTTATCCCCGTAATCCAATTAATCGGGAATGTATCCACGACATGAAACCAAAATAAATCAACCATAAAATTTCCATTATCCCAATATACAGCAAAAAGGCTCCGATTGATTTCCCTGCTGGTATCCTTAACTGTCCCAAGCCAAAACCCAAACAATTCATCTAAAAAATAAAAATCTGCGCCAAATAAATTAAACGTCATTTTATTTTCCTTTCGATTTTATAATCCCCTTTGGTGGTTTTGTCCCTGTACCACGAACTAAAGAATGTAAATAATTTGCCCATTCAAGCATATACCTAAACTCTTTATTCATTTTCCCTGACTTCGGGTACACAGGCAACCTTCTTCTTGTAGGAAACATTTCAAAATAATATTTGCAGATTCGTTTGTAGTCCCGCTTCAAAAGTTTCTTGGCCTTCGGCCTTTCGTTGGGATGTACAATCTTTTCTCTCAGCGGTGGGTTGTCAATATAATCTGCTAAATTTCTCAATGCTTCCGATAATGATATCCCAAGTTTGTGCATACCGTATCGTTTAAAAGAATTGGCACACTTACCCTCCCAGGAATTAGCCTGAAAGTGCAATACCCCCCTTAATAACCCCTTGCCGTCTTCGCCAACAGGCTCAGATTTGTTTTTATGCTTGTGGTCGAAGACGGCATCCTCATATGCAATTTGCTGCCTTAAAATTGGGCAAAACTTATCTTGGGCAAGCCATTGTTCTTTGCGCAGTTTTATAAATTCTGCGTGGGTTATTTCTTTGAATTTAGTCATTAGTAACCAATAAATATTTTCTATCGCTATTGTGTTGGCCCACTTGATATCCATCTATTTCTTTTGTATGAAGTAAGAGCAAAACCCCTGTTGGATGTTCTTCCAAGTCTTTTTCTGATCTTTCAATAACCGTATGGGCAGCAATGTTTTTTCCTTGCCAATATGCTTGGGCCAATTCATAATTTTTGGCAAGAACAATTGATTCAACCTTTCCCTCGTATGTTTTGGCTATAAATATTGGCACCTTATCTCCTCCAATTTATAAGTTATTTGGCTATAAACCGGGACGAACCCTTATTTTATTTCTTTGCCTTATTCCCAAAATCTAAAGATCAAATTTATAGCCAAAAATGTTAACGAAAACTTTTGTTTTTTATCGGACAAACTTCTTTATTACAATTCCCCTCATAATGGTCTTTATTTTTAGGATGGTTACAAAATACCAAAGATGGCTCACATTCTCTATAATCCGGGCCAACGGTATATTCATTTTCTTCCCATTCTGCCAAAAGATACTTGCACCCCTTTCCAAAACCACTTCTTCATTTTCGGCCTCCTCTCTGATTGACCAAACTTTCCCACAAATTGAACAAATGAATTTTTTGTGTTCATCTTTTAAAAATTCAATAAATCGCAAATCGCCCTGACAATAAGGGCAAAAGGCAATAGCCATTTTTATTTTTCTATTTTTTACCATCTTTAATCTACCCGCATCAAAGCCTCTAAATGGTCAATTTGTGTTTGTGTTAATCCCGCTGTTTCTGCTGTTCGCATATAATCGATAATCTTTTGCAGATATTCTTCCGGCCTTTCCATCCAATCAATGAAAAGCATTAAAGCCTGTCCTGTTGGTAGCCAATATCCCTTTTTCATGTATTTAACACAGCGGTACATTGAGGAAATTGGGCAATGAATATTTTTTCTTCCTCATCATGTTTAAAATCAGCGTCAACCTTTGCCATGAGTGTAATATCTGTGAGTTGTAATTCTCTTGCAGTAAATACCTCAGGAAGTTTTGGGTCTTCCTTCCAAAATAATCCCGCACGAACAACAGTGAAATCAAAATTGCTTAAAATTTCATCCATTGTACCAGCGGCAACAATTGCCCCTTCTTTTATTGGCTTAATTAATTGAATGGGCGGGTATCCTTGGAATTCTTTAGCAGGCTTATATGAAATACAAATATTATTTTCAAAGAGAATTTCCAGATCACTGAAAACCTTTTTCATTTCTTCAAAAGCCTCTTCATCAGAAGAATAAACATCAATATCAGACGGAGGGGCAATTTTATCATTTGAAGAGCACATCCACCGAACATAGCCGCCGCAAATAACAACTTTTCTGTCTGCTATTCGTTGCATTAATAATGTTGCCCCATGTATGCCACGCAGTGGCCTCATATCAACGAATCCATTTTTTGACACATATTTAGGCTTAATTTTCTTTTCTTCTTTAACATTTTCTTCTATCATCTTTTACCACCTCTCCTTTGGTACTCTTTCTCGCTCTTTTTTGGTTGATAATGCGAAAATTTTTTCCCACAAATCAATTACAGCTTCTCTCAATTCTGTTTGTTTGTTTTCTCTTTCAATTATAACAATTGCTTCCTCAAGTCCCCTACCTCCGGCAAAATATTTTGTATCTTTTGTTTCTCGTTTATACCAAACAAGGTTCGCCCTTACATCGTCAATTCCATATTGAGGTAGTATATATATGAGGGCCGTTCCATATGCCATAGCGACACTTGATTTAACAATAAATGCATCAACAACCGTGCCATAATTTTTTTCAGTTTTATTTGTAATCGCCTTTCCTTTTTCATCCTTACGCCCGGTGTCGAACTCAACTTCCCTGGTTAGTTTTTCCTTCATTTGTAATTTAATTCTTAGAGATGAATAATACCCAATGGCATTCCCACCTGTTGCATCTTCAGATGGCCCAAAGGAGTTTCCTGTTGCCCGCATTTGATTTGAACAAACCATTAGAAAATTATTTTGAACGAGGGATCGGCAAACCTTTCTGCACTCTTGGGAAAATTCTTTGGCCCGCCGCATTCCCATCTTATCACCCTTTTCTCCCATTTCTAATTCACTGGATAAGGCGGCCAACGAATCAGCGAATATACCATTTACAGTGTCCGGATTTTTAGGTTTCCATTTTCGAACAGGTTCAAAAACCTCTGGAACAGTGTCGGGTGTGCTATAATCCAGTTCATCTGGCTTGACTCCGAAGCGGCCGGCAAACTGTTTATTTAATCTGCCTTCTGGATCTTTAAACATTACTTGCCCGCCCTTACGCTGCACATTGCCAGCTATCTCACAAAGGAGAACAGTTTTGCCAACAGAATTTTTGCTGTAAATTTCAACCATGATGCCACTTGGCAACCCACCACTACGAACCCTTTCACCACTGATTTCCAGATCAAGCAATGTTGATCCGGTAGAGGTAATCATATCAACATTGCCGTCATATTCTGCCTGACGCTCAATAACCATATCCGCCGATGTCTCGACTTGCTCTGCCAATGTTTTATGCCCTTTTGGTTCGGTTGTTTTATCTGATTTACTTCTTCGCTGCCGCATTACCATTATCAATTTCCTTTTTTAAAATTAAGGGGCAAGCCAGGCCCGGATACTTAAAACACGAATAGTGATCTTATCTGTTATCAATTCATATGTGTTTAAGAAGACGGCCGCCCTATACCTGGCGCTTTATTCTCTTACGCATCGTTAAATTTGCCCCTATTTTAATTATGCCTACAGGTACCATTCATGCCCCCCATGTTAATTCATGGTTTAAACCGGCTGCTACGAGGTGAGTCAATCCCCCAACTAACCAGCACATGCGACCTCCGTTTCGGTATGACTAATCCTCAGTCCGTGGTACCCAACCCGCGTACGAGTAGGCATAAGGTTTAATTACCCTGTCTGCCTACGCCTACGCCCCGTTGGGGCCGAGGCCTCTTCCTTCTTTGGCTCCTCCTTTTCCATATCGTTTTTCATTTCTTCCGCCATTGCTTGTTTATCTGCCATAGCCGTACATGCATCAAAAGTTTTTTCTGGGCAAGCTTTACACAGGTCATTATCACCCGGATCGCCAAATATCATTTCATCATTTGGGCAACCATCGCCTTCTTCCCATTCCTGTATTGACGGGACATCTTCGGGCTCCGTCTCTTTCGGCTTTTGCCGACCACGACGGGTTCCGGTAGCTTTTTCTTTTTCGGGCTCAACCTCTTTGTCACCACCTTCTTTCTCTTCTTCGTTAAGGCCAAGGTGGGCTTCTCGGAATTCCTCATAAGTGCAGATTTTAACCAAGGCATCGAACGATACGGTGTCGTTTACAATGTCTTCCGGGTATGGATCACGATCTTTGAACTCAATATTGCCTGCTTCGGTAAAGGTATTTTTTTCAAGCTTTTTTTCCTTACCCTTAATTTCAATTGATTTTCCCATTTCAATATCGGAAAACAATATCGTTTCTTCTCCCCCATCGGCTTCATTTAAAATCTCTTTTTCAAAACAATAATACGATGCATCTTCCCAAATACCAAAAGCGCCATCCGGATTATTTTCTTCGCTATAATCATAAATATTATACCAGCAACGCCATGATGGCTTTAATGGCTTTATAACCTTATCGTCTGGTTCGGCCTTGCTGTATTCTTCAAACATATCTTCACACCGTGGGCATCTTTCTCCGAATGCCAACCTGGGGCAAAGAAAAGTATCGTTATTTTCCCCCACATTTTTATGCACTGGCAATTCTAATTTATAATCCCAATCGCCGACCTCAAGGTTGGTTGTTAAGCCAGAGAATGTTTTGAGCTTTTTATACCATTCTTGTGTAATTACAAATGGAAGAAAATCGACCAAATTTAACTCCTTGCCCACTGTTGGTGTAAAGCCTGGTGGCCTTGTCCCAACAAATCGGCTCCAATCCAATACCGATTTTCGGCCAAGGCCTTTTTGGTCCTTTGTTTCAACCGCCTGTTTTTGTCGATTTCTTAATTTTTCTCGTCTTAATTCTACTGCTGATTTTGGCATTTTGTTTTCCTTTTTTATTTAAGTGGTTTTAAATCCATAATTTCATCCGGAATAAATATATCAAAAACCGTTTCGTTAAAATATTGAGTGTCAACCAACCATCTATTTAGATGGGCAATATCAACTTGAATTGCCGCATTTTCAACAAAGCTTAAGGAATCAAAATTATTTCGAGCATTTTCATATGTTGCCTTTGTAATTTTGAATTGTTCAATTTCGCTTCTTATTGTCAAAATATTCGTGGGAAGGGCTATTAAGGATACAAGCAAGGCCGCCCCTCCAACTACGGCTAACACCCCACCAAAAATTTCATAGTCATAACCGAGTTTATAAACAATAATCCCCACAATTAAAAAAACAAATGATATAAAAAAAATTAACATTTTATTTTCTCCTCCTCTTATTTATAACTTCTCTTTGGGTTTCAGCCACCTTATCCCTTGCTATATCCTGTTCCAAAATAAACTTCTTACCCCCTTCCGCCATACGCTCTTCCCGTGGTGTAGCAAAATAATTTCGTGTCCAAAGCTTCACTTCGTCTTCAAGAGCAGTTTTTTTATCATCAAAGGCTTTTACAGCATTCCAGGCCATTGACAACTGGTATTCGGCCTCAATTTGTTCCTCCTTGGCCTCTTTGTGATCTTTATGCTCCCGGTAATGCGCTTCCCTTAAATCAGCACTGGCCAATTTGAGTTCCTTTGCCTCTCTGATGAGCCGGGAACGAGTAACCTTGACTTTTTCATGGGCCTTTTTAGTCACCCTCTCAAGATAGGAAATTTCATTAGCGTATTTATGCCGGGTTTGCGCATGCTTTTGCCACTCTTCGTGAAGGTTGTCCAAGTCTATGGCAACGTCTTCGTTGAAATTAAATTCTGTCATTATTTATTTCCTTTTGGCATTTTAAATTATTAATTTGTTCTTGTAAACTTTCTACTAAATCACATAGAGAATCTATTTGGTTTAAATATTCCCATTTTAATCCCACCGTCCATATATTTTTAAACCCTTGCCTTATTTCCTGTGTATCTATTTTCTTCATTGTTTTATTTTCTTTTTTAACAGGGGTTCTTTTCTTCTTCTGGGATTAATGCCCCTTTTATATTATTATAAGATTTAAGCCAATTTTTAAATATTTTTTATTTTAAAGCGTCGTGTTGTATGCCGCAAAATCTATACCGGCACGGCCAGTGTAAAACACCGTCTCTCTAAAGCAGTCGAATACAAGGGCCGAGCGTGCCGCCACCTCTTCCCATTTGGCTCTATTTTTTTTGTTATATCCATTCCTATCCAAAGCAACGGAGGCAAACCAGCCAATTATCGCTCGGCGCATTTGCTCGGGCTCTACACCCTTTATTCCCTTCAGAATTTCCGCTAATTCTGGCCAAGAAGCCCCTTTCAACATTGCTTGGCAAAGTTCCTTTGTTTCCTTTTCTGCTTCTGATTGCTGAATGGCATCAATCATTTCCCCTGGCTCAAGGTCGATTATATCATCTAAAAGTACCAAGGCTTCCCGAGGGCTTCCGTCGGCCGCCTTAATTATTTCTTCCTTCACATCATCAGCTATTTCAAAAGTTAAATCGGGATTGGCGGCAGCTTCCTTTTTTAAAACCCAATCAAGCAATTCTTTTATTTTTTCATCAGGCAATAACCCAACCTTCCATTGGGTGCATCTTGATTTAACGGTTGCCATAATTTTATTTAATTCAGTGGTACATAAAATAAAATAACAGTGTTTTGGCCCACTCTCCAGTGCCTTTAAAAGTCCTTCTTGGAACTTTGTAGAAGATCCGTGCGCCTCATCAATAAGCCAAACACGGCACTTTGATTCTGAATCCATTGGTAAAAAATTCATATTTTGTCGAATTTCTCTTGCTGAATCAATACCGCCGGTTTGTACAGCGTCAAGCTCAACAAAATCATTACTGCTAACTTTACACCCTAATTCCTTTGATATTATGTAAGCAAGAGTGGTTTTGCCGCAATTATGGTGGAATATACCGTTAGCCCAATAATTGTTATAAACAGGAACATGAAAATCATAATATTTTTCCTTTACAATTTCTGTTATTTCTTTTATATAGGTATATCCGGTTATTTTATTTTTTTTATTAAGGGAGGGAGAACATGCCAAAGGGGATTTACCAAAGGGAAAAGAATTCAAAAATTTATCAGTCAAGGATTTTAACTGAACACCAAGATTATAAAATTTCTCTTTTTTATAAACAAGGGGCAAACCAAACCGAAATTGCCCAGAGGTTTGGTGTTGATAGGCGGGCAATAAGGCGTTCTTTAAGGAGAACGGATACACAAATAGACCCCAAAAGAAAAGGGTTGTCTGGAGAAAAAAATCCAGCATGGAAAGGGGGGAAAATTTTAAGAAAAGGGGGGTATGTTTCTTTACATCGACCAAATCATCCGAGCGCAAACCAAGGCGGATATGTCGCAGAGCATCGTCTTGTAATGGAAAAAATGATTGGAAGAATTTTAAAAAAGAAGGAAGTCGTTCACCATAAAAATGGGATTCCTGGTGATAATCGGCCTGAAAACCTTCTTCTTTTTCGAAACAATGGTGAACATCTTGGGGTTGAACTAATGGGGAAAATTCCCAACTGGACAAAAGAGGGTAAGAAGAAAATTGCTTCCCGATCAATTCCTTCAATGAAAGGTATTCCCCAGAAACTAAACGGAAGCGGTGTTCGTATGTTACGTAGAAAACAGATTCAGAGGTTTCTACACGAAACATGCGATCTTCAGAATACTGGACCGGTGGCAGAGCTTGGGCAATTACCCCCTGGTTATCAGAGGCGCAAGAAATAACATGGAATGGTTTTTTATTTTCCCATCTTTCTTTTACAGTTATATTTGATTTATCTATAGGGTCAAATATAACTGTATCCCCTCTTAAACAGCCCCTTGGCCCATGTAAAAGAATAGCGTGGGGCGGATCACCCCCTTCAACCTTATTCTTTATTTTTTTAACCGTGGTTTCATTTCCGATAATTTCAGAAAGTTTATCTGGGCGGTGAACCTGATACAAAGACATAATTATTTAACCTCGTTTTTCTTTTTTGCAACTCGTTTTAATATTAGGTACCCAATTAAATCCAATTCATCGTCGTCACCAGGATATTTTCCTCCTTGCAAAAACCTATTTATTTTATCATCAATCCTGACATTAATTTGCTCAATCGCGTCTGATTTAGCAAATATCCTGATAGGGTGAATTGCTGAATCTCCATAAGCCTTGTTCTTTTCTAACAAAAACCCCTTGATTTCTTCACACACTTGTTTTATTAGATCTTGTGTTTTTGTTATTTCTTTGGCCATTTTTCTCCTTTATCTTATTATAAGATTTTTTAATTTTTTTAAATATTTATTATTTATCACATACTTCCCATTCATATTTATCTACTTCACGGACATATGGTTTTTCTCTTTTTTCTTCCCAAAACCATGCGAAATCTATTGCTTTTATTTTGGTATTCCAAACATTGCCGGAATTAAATTGTCCTCCTCTCTTATTAAGAGGAAGCAAAAGACTATATTTGCCTTCTGGCGAACATAACAATTGATATTCTGGGGATGGCAAACCCCTATTAATTGCTATATTTAAACTATAATTTGTCACTAAGACAATCGAACCTGCAATAAATAAAATTATTAAAACTACACCAGGTATATATTTTTTCATTTTATCTCCTCTTTAAATATTAAACGCAAAATATTTTAAAAGAACAGCCTTACTCGGTATTTTTTTAGAATCGTGCGCCAAAATTTCTTCAAGCACCAAATCAATTTTGCTTTTTTCTTTTTGAGGAGCAGCATATTTTTTGCCAAAAAACCCTTCAAGCTTTGGCTTTGATATTAATTTGCTTTTTGCACATTTTTTAGCCTGCTGTTCCCCGGTTCCTTTAATTTCAATAAATGGCACATATAGTTTTTCATTTTTAATAACCCACTTAACAGGATCAGAAAAACCCACCTTCGGTGGCAGTACCTCTATTCCGGTTTTCTCCATTTCTTCAAGTAATTCATTTATTTGTCGCAGATCCTCATTATTGTTACTGTCGTAATCGGCATATGTTAAGGCCGCACAGATAAACTCCTTTGAATAATTTGCCTTTAAATATGCAGTTTGATATCCGATTAATGAATACGGGATACTGTGGTTTCTGGAAAACCCATATCCGGCCCACTCAAGCAAGCCTTCCCAAAATACCTCGGCCTCTTTTTTAGAAAGAGTTTTCATTTTTTTACAGCCCTCAACAAATTGTAATCGGTAGGGTTCAAATTCCGCCGCCGTCCTTTTTTTACCAATCACTTTTCTGATTCTATCCGCCGTACTTTCTGGCAGGCCAGCCACTTCGTGAATAACCTGCATTATTTGCTCTTGATAAATTAATATGCCATAGGTATGTTTTGTGATTTTTTCATATATTGGATGCATAGCTTCCCATTTTTTACCATGTTTTCTTTTGATATATTCTTTTGTCATTCCGGATTTTGTTGGCCCTGGCCTTACAAGGGCAACGCCCGCCGAGATTTCTTCAAAATTATTGACATGTATTTCTTTGCAAAGTTCAGTTGTCGGCCTCGCCGAAATCTGAAAAATGCCAGCCGTCTTGCCAGAATTAATTAGATCAAAAGTTTTTTGATCATCAAGGGGTATGTTGTCGAGATCTATTTTCATAATATTATTCATCACCAT